CTCGGACACCTCCTTCCGGTGGGAGATACACAAGTACGTTACCTGTAACGAGGAGCTGCTTGAGTGCTTCAAAGCCACCAACCCGGATGGCATTGGCCTCGATCTCGCCCATTACAGAACGCTCGATACGGTTGAGACCTTCTTCGACTTTTGCCCTCATCCCTTCCTGCTTGGTCAATTCTTCCAGTGTGAAGTCATCAATAGACAACCGGAAGAACGGAGCATTAGGGGGAAGGAGTGCGAGTAAGAGCTTGGATGCAAGGTTGTTCACACCTCTGGCTCCAATGCCTTGCCACGGGGTGGGAAGACGGGAAGCTGAAGAATGTCCGTCCTTAGGCAGTAGCGAAGGGATGGTCAGTTCAGCGCACTCCCTTGCTCTATCGAGGAAGGTTCTGCGGTCCGTCTCCAGCTTTGCATACATGCCAGAGCACGATTGGTTGTTATCCATCCCTTGCCTCCTTAGGCAGTCGGGATATTCAGGCCAGCACCGTCAGAGCTGCCAGTGTTGGATGCCATGTCGATACGAAGCTTTCTCCGTCCTTGGCTCATACCACCAGGCTTGTTGACCGTGGGGTCTTCACGCTTCAGCTCAGGCACCGGCACAGGAGCTGCTGGTGCGGGAGGTGGAGGAGGCGGAGGTGGTTTGGAAGATGAAAAACACATTAGTATTTCTCCAGAATGTTTTGGGACTGAAGGTCAAATTGGGCCTTCAGGAATCGGACTACCTGGATCTGTCCTTGAATAAATCGAATGCGGTCTGGGGAAACCTCAAAGTCAGGCACCTTATCGGGGTACAATTTCTCCAGCTCAGTAATTAGTTCTTTAGATACAACGGGAAACTTAGTCTTCATGTTCTATCCAATTGAGCAATAAAAGGAATAATGGGGGGATTTCACCCCCATTTGTTACTTGATTGGACAGGCACCCGTGGAACAGTCATCCATCTGGAGTTCATCCAAGCTGTTAGCCTGGTCGATCTCTAGGGGCTGGATGCGTGAGGCATACTCATCGTAGGCCTCCTTGCTGACTACCTCTTGAGGCAGGTACAAGAATCCGAGATCTTTGGCTGTCTTTGTGGGATCAGCACGGAACAGGAAGCTCACACCCACATAGTTATCCCAGTTGTCAAGAAGCCAACTAACGATATCGTCCACTTCATCCACAGAGTAGCTGATGGTGGCAGACACGTTCTGCTGACACCAGTTCTGCATGAGCATCTTGTAACGCTCTAGCTGGCTGACGGCTGACTCGATGTTGACCTCAAGACCATTCACGGTATCGAAGGGTACATCATCCCAGCACACCGGGAAGGTGATCAGGACGGACTCAGGGTCAGTCGGGTTGTCAATCACCCGATAGCCACTGGCACGGCACAGGGGAACCAGAGGATCGTGCTTAGAGAAGTTTACGTTGTTGAAGATGTACTTGCCTAGCGGCTTGTGAACACCCTCAGTGGTGTCCATAATCTTCGATAGTGTCCCACTCGGTTTGACTGTGGTGACGTTCTTTGGGCGCGGTAGCCCAAGCTCGTCAGCCATTGAGTAAGCTCCCGAAGTAGCTGCTCTCTGCAATTCGGTATAGTCATAACTACCCAAGTCTGGTCGCCGCACGATACCCGTAAGGCCCACCCCACAGAGGCGTAGGAACTCGTTGTTGAGATGCCAAGCTTCCTGGAGGATACCATCTCTGAGATCAACACAGGTCTGCCTGTAGTTAGCTCGTGCTGCAAGATGGATTGCCCTTCTGAGACCGGAAGAATCGCCTTTGAATTTCCCAACATCTACCTCTGTCAAATTACAGAAGCTCTTGTTACCGAGCAGGATCTCCGCACATGGGTTGCATCCCTTGAACCACGGAGCACGTTTGATTGCAGTCTGACCGTTAATGAATCCCGGCTCAGATCCACCTGACTCCACCATCAGCTTGAAGATATGTTCTAGCTCTTGACGGAGAGGCTTTGTCTTGAAGAGAAGCGAGTTGTTGCTCTGCGCTCTCTGAATGTTATTGAGCCACCAGTCCTTCTTTGCGACTGCGAACTCCTGCCACTCATCATCGCCATACTCGAAGAGAGCAATCTCAGCAGAACGGCGGGAACTAAGAACAGTGCCAAGCCAGTTAACAATGTCAAGAATATCAATACGGCTGAGCAGGGAGCCAGCACGGCGGTTAAGGATCTTGAAGATGGCCTCATAGGCTTTTGCAATGGCAGCATCGCCAGAAGATATCCAACCATAGCCTTTTAGCCTTTCTCCGGATGGACGTATCTCCGAGAAATCGAGTACAAGTTTACGGGCGGGAAACGGATGAGCGACCAGCTTTCCAATAGACTTCGCCCAGGCTTCTGCGGAATCTCCAACTGAGATAGTCCAGACACCATCTTCGAATGTCTCGACGTTGTTCTCTCGGCCTCCCTTCTCAGTCCGGGTGGATCGAATAATCTCGATGTCCGTGATGGGCTGAGAGAAGCCAGTGAGCTGGCCCACGATAGGACGGAAGCCAACACCGCAGCCCTGAAGCAGGAGCCAAAGGCAATCAACGACATCTTGTACGGTCTCAACATGGGTGAATGAACAATTGAATTGTGAGGCCTCTCGGCTCTGGGCTACGGAGGTACCTCCCAGCCATAGGGTGCGACCTGAGGTCAACACCTTGCGATCCAGCATGAGCTGTCGAAGTTCTTCCAGTTCGTCCCAGAATGGGACTGGGACTTGTCCACCAGCGGCTCGTTCCCAGAGCCAACTCTGGTGGTCGATCACACGGTTTACAGTTTCAGGCCAAGTCTCAAAGACTGTGCCTTCGTTATTCTTTGGGCGGTTATAGGTTCTGCGAGTAATTAGTTGTGCGCGAAGCGATGGGTTAGCGGTTGTCACCATTTCCTTGGATTACGTTACGAGCCTTGCGGCTCTCTAGTTTGAGAAGATTGTGTGTTGCGATGTCTTTGAGAGAGAGGTCGTAGTCATCAGCCACAGCAGCTACATGCCACAACACATCTCCCAGTTCTTTCATGAGGTTCGTCTGAAACTCTGAGTACACCACTCCATCTCGGATTGCTTTTGCCCGGAGTGAAAGAACCTCACCAGCCTCACCGGCAAGGTTCATGATTGCATAGTCCTCATTGGCTGAGGGTAGGCGAAACCGCATCGCCAGCATCTGGTACTCATTTAGGTTCATACAGTTCCTCGTAGTTGTCTCGGATGAACTCAAGGTAATGGATTGCCTTCTCGATATCTTCCAGCTTGTTCTTGTACTGGTGACGGAGGACATACTTCACAATGTTGCCCTCCCAGTAGTTCAGCTCCCAAGCACGGATTATGTCCCACGGCTGGATAGCCTTGAGATAATGATCACCACCAACCTGCTTGGGCTGGTCCAGTTTATTTCCAAAGAAACGCTTTAGTTCAAGATCGTTGGTGTCCATAGGCGTACCTGGTTATTTGCGAAATCGTAGTCCCCATGACGGAGGATACGGGCTACACGAGCTTGGGTCAGAGCTTCCTCTTCCCCGAAGCCAGCCTTGGCATAAGCTGCCACTACCTTGTCCCACATAGGACCATCACCAGAGAGGATCTTCTCGGCTGTCTTTGGTCCCACGCCGGGACATCCAGAGTATCCATCGGTAGTATCCCCGGTGAGTGTCTGGATCATGTGCCAGTAGTCAGCTTCCTCTTCGGTAATCTCAAAGAATTCATCCTTGCCGAAGTTATAGTGACTGCCGGGGATGGTCTTGAGATCCTTGTCCAGAGAGCAGATGATGTATCTCTCGGCATTCTTGCCTGTGGCATTGAGGCCAATCACATCGTCACCCTCTAGGGTAGCTACCTCGCGGATGTCATACTTCTGTGCTGCATAGTCCCGGAGGAAGCGGAGGAGCATAGGCTTCCGAGTACCCACTCGATTGCTCTTGTAGGTGGGGAGAACTATCTTGCGCCAGTTGCTCTTGTCCGAGAAACACAGGACTACCTTGGATGCTTCGGTGGCATCTTGAATGCGGGTGATCAGGCTTTCGAAGAGTGCAATCGCATCGTCTTCGAAACTGTGGAGTGTCCACATTCCTTCACCCCAGTCCACCGGCTGTTCAGCACTGGATGATGCTTGGTATGCCAGGATATCGGCATCTATGAGAGCAACGCGCACACTTTCTCCTTTGGTGTATCGAGCAAGACTCCCCATGATACCGGGAAGAGAACCGCTATCTCGTTGGAGATAAGCTTCGCTACCTCTCGCGTCTCGCGCTGTGTATGTTTGTCTAGTCGCAGTTTGCACATTCGACTCCATGCGTACAGTGTTCCGGTCCAGATCCATTCGGTCATTGTATTCTGAGGCAAAACCATTCGGGCTTGCTCAGGACAGACACCTTCCTCAACCATGTCTTGGTAGGCCAGCCATGCTTCGTTGCAGACACCAACGAGCTGCTGCTTGCACCACTGCTTCCCCTTCCCGGTGAAGACTTCGCTGCTGCTGCCTTGCTTCACATTGTCAGCACGGACACGCCAGTTGGCTGGAATGTAAAACTCTGGAGCAGTGTCAACATACCGGCGGGACACTTCATTCCAAGAGAAGCCAATGGTGTGCTTGACTAGCTGACGGGCTACGAAGATAGGAGCCTTGACCCTGAACTTTACCGAACAGTGAGCAAAGGGAGACCAGTGGTTATGCTTGGCAAGGTAGGTGATGAGGCTCTTGTCCTTCTCAGACAGGATCAGCTCCTCAGGGTCAGCCCATTCACTTTCCTTGTTGAAGGAAACACGAGCAGCATCCACAACATCTAGGTCACTACCCATGTGATCCAAATACACGGCACTGATTTCAGCAATCTTCATGTCAGCCCTTCTTTGTAAGCTTCTGGATATCTTGGAAGTAGGTCATGAGGTGTGGGTTATCCATGAACACACCCAGCAGTCCTGTTGACAGCCTACGGACTACCGCTTCCTCATCTGCACCACCCTCGGCTACACTCATGCAGTACCAGACAGCATGAAGTATCTCATGCAGTACGGTGTCTGCCTCTTCGACAGGGTGCTGCCCGTTCTGGATAGCAATCCTGCACATGGCATGGTGACATCTGCCAAGACAGTCGGTACCGAGTAGGGTGACATCTTCATAAGAGATAATGTAATCTCGGCCCATCACGCGAACGTGGTCAGGCCGCTTTGGCAGCTTCATAGGTACCCTTCTTCTTTCAAGTGAATCAGGCCTTCAGCGGTAACCCGCCATGTTCGTCCAAATTTGAACGGGCCTATCTTTGTTGTAATCAGACCAAGGGAGGCGAGTGCTGCAATCTCCCAGTCATACCGTCTTGCAAAATTTGATTGTAGCAGGATTGTGTGTGCGTAGATCCGGTGAAGGATCTCACTGGTAGTCTTTCGATTCATATCAGTGTGTGTCAGCCCAACTCGTTCCCCACTTAGCCTCACCTGCTAGAGGACATCGGAAACCAAAATGTTCTCCTGCCTGGGTAACACAGTCCGTAGCCAGAGCCATTACGTTTGCAGCAATGTCTTTGGTACGACAGGCAATCTGAACCTCGTCATGAGACCACGCACAAAAGGCATAGTCTCCGTCCCACCCATGCTTGTATCCAAGGGTACTCTGTAGCTGGGCATCAAGCAGGACCAGCCACTTCTTACAGACAATGGCACCGGCAGACTGGAGGAGAGTGTTCAGTGCAGCGTGTGCACTCCTAACATGTAGCTGTCGCCCGTCCAGCCCGACGAGAAAGCCTCGCTTAGTAGCCTCTCGCACAGCCGCGGTACGTCGTTTG